TCTCCAGCAGATCGCTCCGCAGAATCTTTCTTCTTTGTGGCAGCAGGAATGCGTCAGCAAGCGATAAAGGCTCTGAAGAAGGCAGGTGTGATATGATGAAATTTAATTTCAAGATTCATTACACAACGCAAGATGGCACAGAGGATTATTTTGTTGCCTCTGCTGACACCATGGAAGAGCTTCGAGAAGTTGCTCGTGCAGGTGTTGAGGCTCGCAATGCTAAAGATCCTTGGTCGGAGGAGTTATGTTGAAAACAATTCAAACGAGGCGCAGAAAACTAATCAATACAGATCCACAGCGTCGCTGCTACAATGGCTGCAACTATAACGAAGAATTGACCTGGACTGGCTGGGAAGATTTAGATCATGCAAGAAGCGATGATGCAGAAAACAGGATGCAGTGGTGGAAAGAACTCAATGATGATGCTGTTAAGGACAGAGGCGAGTCTGCCAGAAGAGAGTTTAGAATTAAGGAGAATGAAGATGCAAACATTCCTGCCTTATCCTGACTTCCGTACAAGCCTTGATTGCTTAGACAATAGACGTTTAGGGAAACAGAGGCTTGAATGTAAGCAGCTAATCAATGCCATAGAGAAGCACACCTCATTGCCATCAGCAAAGACAGCATGGTTTAATCATCCTGCATGTCAGCAATGGATAGGATTCCTGCCAGCACTGAAGTTGTATCACGATATTTCTATCAGAGTGTGGAGAGAGCGAGGCTTCAATAACACAATGCAAGAATTCAACGAGCCTTGTGACGATTTTCCTTCATGGCTAGGCAATCCAGACTTCCACGCCAGCCATCGCAGCAACCTTCTCCGGAAGGATCCTGTTCATTATGGTCAGTTTGGCTGGACAGAGCCACACGACTTACCTTACGTATGGCCTAGCAAACTCAAGGAGGCAGCATGAGTACAGAATCTTTGCAGATGCAGCTAGCTCTTATTGAGCAGTCTATTCTGGAAATCGCGGAGAAAATTCGAACAATTGAGATGACTTTAAAAGTTTTAATTGAAGACAATAAAAAAATAATGAAAGACTACAAAGAAAAGGAAACGCAATGACGGTATATATAATTCAAGAGCCAACTTCAGAAAAAGATCTAAGTAGTGCTGCTCAATATGGCGCATTGAAGCCTATACTTTCTTCTGAAGAGAATCCTTCAAAGAATATTATGGCTTCTATGAATAAGATCTACAATGCTTTGTATGATTATGATAGCGAGCAGGATCATATATGTTTTCCTGGAGGAGATCCTGTTGCTTTATTGCTAACAGGTGCAGTTGCAGAGAGGCTAGGCATAGAAGAACTAAGCTATCTTGTGTGGAATCGGGAACGAGACAATACAGGAAATCGCAAAAGTACAGGATTTTATGTGCCAAAGAAGATAAAAATATTTGAAAATCAGGAGGAGTCATGAGCATAGAAGATGAAATCGAAGATGGCATGCAGCTAAATAAAGAGGGTGTGTTCAAGAAAATATCAGGAGCACTTTCTAGAAAATATTCAGAAGCTGAAGAAATTCTTAGTCGAATAGAGCAGCATGAAGAGCAGATCAAACAGCTGAAAGATAAATATAAAACAGTTACAGAAGAAGAGATGCCAGCAATGTTAACAGAGTTAGGCGTCAGCTCCATAACCCTACCCTCCGGAGAGGTGGTGGCGATCAGCACTGAATTGCATTGTGGGATTCCAGCAGCCAGCAAAGAAGCTGCTTATGAGTGGTTACGAGAGCACAATCATGGTGATCTTATAAAAAATGAAATTGTCGTAAAATTTGGCAGAAGCGAAGATAATATGGTCGGTGCTGTCAAAAAACTAGCTGAAGAGCTAGGATTGAAATTTGATGAAAAGTCTTCTGTTCATTCTATGACCCTGAAGGCTTTCATTAAAGAACAGATGAGGTCTGGGATTGCACTCCCTCAGGACTTATTTGGTGTTTATGTTCGGAGAGTGGTAGATGTAAAATTGCAAAAGAAAGGCATATAATATGGCTAAAGATAAAGAAGTTTCTAAGATTCAAGAATCTACAGCTGTTGTGGCATTCGACCTCGAATCTGATCTTGAATCTTATGTTGCAACACATGATGTTCGAGACATAGAAAATGATGAGATAATAACTCCGCGAATCAACCTCTTGCAGAGCATGTCTAAACAGGTAAAGAAGTCAGAGTCTGAATATATAAAAGGTGCTGAAGAAGGCATGATGCTAAATTCTTTAACAAAAGACATTTATGATGGTGGCAAAGGCTTAACATTCATTCCTTGCTATATTGAGCGAGGCTTCAATGAGTGGACTCCTACCTCTCTAGGTGGTGGCCTTGTTAAACGTTGGGGGAATGATGAGTCATTTAAAACTCAAGGCTATGTAGAGGAAAAAGGGCGCTGGCAGAAATTAGCAACAGACGACAAAGGCAAAAGCTATGTTGCTAGTGAGATAATTAAATATTCAGACTACTATGTTATGATTGTTGACAAAGATTCTGGAAAATTCTCTCCTGCAGTAATAGGATTCAGCGGAACAAAATATAAAGTTCATCGTAAGTTAATCAATGACATCAGCCTTGCTGATTTTACTAAAAAGGATGGCAATGTAATAACTCCTCCTCCTTTTTATCGAGTTTACGACATGTTTACGATTCCGGAAAGTGATGGAACAAATAGCTGGTTCAATTATAAGCCTGTGCGCATCGGCAACATTCATATGTTTAAAAATAGTTCAATTCTGTGGGATTCTTGCAAGAAGTTCAGAGAGCTAATACAAGAAGGTCGTGTAGTAGCATCTGCAGAGCAACAAGAAGAATATAAGGCATCCCCACATGACAACGAAGCAGCTATCTGATGAGTCAATTGAACTCTTCAGAAAGTTGTTTTCAGGTTTCGAAGATGCTCATGGACAGTATGAGATAAATCGGACTGAAGATTCAGGCAAGAAACTCGGCAAGGCAGTGACGTACCCACGTCCTGCTTCTGCTGAGGATTATGCTCGACATCTTTCTGGAGTAACAGGCATAGGCATAATACCGCTCCTGAAGGACGATAGGTGCTGGTTTGGTGCTATCGACATAGATATAAAAGGCGACACAAAGCTCAATGAAGATCACATGGAGCTAGAAGCAAAGGTGCGCAAATATAAATTGCCACTGATGCTTTTCCGCTCAAAGTCAAACGGAGCACACCTTTATCTTTTCGCCAAGAATGAGCCTATCAGCGCAAGACTGATGCAGTCTAGGCTTGCTGAATTTGCTACGCTCCTAGGCTATCGTGGTTGTGAAGTTTTCCCCAAGCAGATAACAAGGCTAAAAAGAGACAACACAGACTATGGCAACTGGATAAATATCCCGTTATGCGGAGACGAACGAGTTGGAATATTTGAAGGAAAAGAATTAACAAAAGAAGTTGCAATAAATACTTCTAATTATTTAGCCATAACAGAGGAAGAGCTAAGAGCTCTCGATATAGAGCAGGGAAAGGAATTCAAAGATGGACCACCATGCCTGCAGCAACTAGCTGCCATAGGAATAGGAGAAGGTGGCAGGAATAATATTCTATTCAATGTAGGTGTGTATCTGCGTCTGAAAGATAATGACCAGGACGAATGGCAGGATCAGATATATCAGTTCAATGAAGAAAAGGTGGATCCTCCACTGCCTAATGATGAAATGCGAGAGTTAATAAAGCAGATCAGTCGTAAAGATTATTTCTATACTTGCAAGCAGACACCCATATGCAACTTCTGTGATCGTCAAAAGTGTCTTAGTCGTCGCTATGGCGTTGGCAACAAAGAAGATGGCGATGGAGGTGGAGGATCTTATGTGCTGCCAATAGTCTCTATCACAAAATATGTAGCAGGAGATGGACAAAGCTTCCGCTGGGGAGTCTCAACCTCTGAAGCTATGATAGATTTCACAACGGAGGAGTTGATGAGTGTTGAAGCTCATCGGAAGAAGTTCGTTGAGCGCATGAACTTCATCATTCCGAACATGAAGCCTAAACAGTTTATGGATCAGATTCAGAAATTGCTTGATAAAGCTGAGGTCGTTTATGATCCTGAAGATGCCTCAGAGGAGGGAGATCTAATAAATAATATCGAGGACTGGTTCGTAACAAAGTCAGGAGCAAGAACCTGTGATGAGATGGTGAAAAGGTTGTGGTGGAAGAATCCAGAGAATGACAATATTTATTTTGTTCTTTCTGATCTTTTAGACTTTCTTGTTCATCAGAGAAAGTTGCGCAACATAAATAGACACAAGCTCTCAAGACTCCTGCAAACAAGAATGAAAGCAGACAAAGACACCCTAAGAATAAAAGGCAAGCGCAAAGCTGTCTATGTTCTGAAAGAATATGGATTCTTTTATGATAACAATCCATTGCCAATAAGAGACATAGAGCGAAAAGAAGACGAAATATGACAAAAACTACAAGAATATTTGGTCCACCAGGAACAGGAAAGACCACAAAGCTGCTGGAAATCGTAGAGAACGCACTTTCTAGAGGAGTTCATCCTGAAAGCATAGCTTACCTTAGCTTTTCAACGAAAGCAGCACAGGAGGCCATTTCTAGAGCTTGCAAGAAATTCAATATTGAGGAGAAGCGTTTTAAATACTTCAGAACCATTCATTCTCTGGGATTCTATGCTCAGTCTCTCCGGAGAGACGAAATAATGGACTACGACGATTATAAAAGTATAGCAGACGATCTTGGACTAGAGATAAGCAAGTTCAATGATGAGGACGATCGTTATGGAAATAAAGACGGGGACAATTGCAAGCAGATAATGGATCTTGCTCGTGCAAAGTGCCACTCAATAGAAGAAGAGTGGAAAGATGCAGAGAAGCAAGTGTCGATTCCTTATTCTGTTATTGAGCAGTGGGAAAGTGCAGTGATTGCTTACAAACAAAAATATGGCAAGCACGACTTCGGGGATATGTTGGAGAAATATAAAGGACCACTGCCTGTTGAAATTCTTATAGTTGACGAAGCTCAAGACTTAAGCAAACTGCAATGGAAGGTAGTAAAAGAGGCAGCAGCAGGAGCCTCAGAACTTTATATCGCTGGCGATGATGATCAATGCATCTATATGTGGAATGGAGCTGATGTTGATTCTTTCCTTGATGCAAAAGTTGATGAAGAAATAGTTCTTCCTAAAAGCTATCGCGTGCCTAAGGAGCTGCTATCTCTGGCGAATAATATAGCAGGAAGAATAAACAAACGCAAAGTGAAGAGCTGGGAGCCTGTCGGAGCAGGTGGCAACATAGAAAGAGACTGTGATCTTTATGGCCTTCCTATAGAACAAGGTGAGTGGATGATTCTTGTTCGCAACACTAAGTTTATTGACTCTGTAGAGAAAATGCTTAAACAAAAAGGCTATCTTTACATAAACAACAAATACAAGAGCAATAATCGCAGCATAAAGTTGGAAGACTCCCACAGCATAACTAACTGGGAGCGTCTGCGCAAAGGTGAGCGCATAACTATGGGAGCTGCGAACGATATAATAAAAAGAATAAATCCTAAAGTTGAGAGGCTAAATATAGATGATGTCAGCATGGCACAGATGCCTTTTGTGGAGTCTTTCAAAAAGAAGCCATGGTTCGAAGTTTTTGAAAAAAGCATGAATGCTCATCAGATTGAATATATACGCAGCTGTCTCCGCAACGGCCAACGTCTTACAGAGAGGCCTCGCATAATTGTGTCAACTATTCATCGCGTTAAAGGTGGTGAAGCGGAGAATGTTGCTATCCTTCCAGACTACAGTTATTTGTCACATCAATATATTGATGATGATAGCGAGCATCGTGTTCAATATGTTGCTGTTACGAGAGCTAAGAAGAATCTTTATTTGATAAGGCCAGAGGAGGAGTTCTTTTATGAATATTGAAATTTCAGAAGAGGTGTTCGAATGGATCCTCAAAAGAATAAAAGATGGTGAATCTATAGAGAGCATGATAAAACTTGCCAAGCACATGAGCGAATTAAAAAATAAAACTAGAGCTAAAAAATAACTTTTCTTTTAAACAAAAATGGCGTTTAATATCCGCCAGAAAGGACAAAAGATTTTATGAAGAACATCAAAATATATGGTGCAGGAATGTCAGGACTATTAGCAGCACACATGCTGCGTAGATTCGAGCCTGTCGTTTATGAAGCTGCACCAGAGCTTCCTAATAATCATGCTGCTCTTCTGCGCTTCCGTAGCAATGCTGTGGCAGAAGCTACAGGCATCCCTTTCAAAAAGGTGTGGGTGCAGAAAGCGGTGATGGGAGAAAATGGAGACCTTCAAGACTATGCAACCATTAAAGATCAGAACTGCTATTCCTTAAAAGTATCAGGAGAGGTCAAAGGCAGAAGCATAGCAAACTTGGCTCCAGGAGAACGCTACATAGCTCCGGAGGACTTTATTTCTCAGCTGTCGAAAGGCTTGAACATTCAGTATTCCTCCCCGCTGGAAAGAGTCGTAGGCCACTCAAATGTGCCGATGATCAGCACCATACCTATGAATATGTTGATGAAGATCGCTGGATGGAGTGATATGCCTGAGTTTAAGTATCAGGAGATAATAACTCTGTCTGCGACAATAAATGATCCAAAGATAGACATCTATCAAACAATTTATTATCCTTATGCAGACATCCCTGCTTACCGAGCCTCCTTAACAGGAAATAAATTAATTATAGAGTTCATAAATGATATTGATTATAATTTTGAAGGATCTACAGAAACAGATTTAAGAATCTCTGCAGCCACTTATCTTATGCATTTTATAGCTTCAGGTGGTGCAGGATCTGCAGAGATGATAGACATAAAATTCAAAAAGCAGAAATATGGAAAGCTAATTAGTAGCACAGGAAGATCAGGAAGAGAGTTCGTCCTAGCAATGACAGACCTTCATAACTTATATTCCTTAGGAAGATTCGCTACGTGGCGTCAACTCTTGATGGATGATGTTGTGAAAGACTTAAAAGTGATAGAGCGAATGATCGAACAACGTGACAGCTATAGTCGGAGGCTAAGTGTTGTATGAGCGGAAAAGTTGTCAAACTCTTTGATGGTGATGCTCGATATCAAAGATTCTACGAGAATCTAAGAGAATATATTTATGAGCATGGAAGTGGCTTGCCTATCCCTGGAGTTCTTGGTGTCATGAGAATGATAGAAGCAGACATATTAGACGATGCAAAGGAATGATCATGAAAAAGCACGACATAATGGAGTTGACTGTATTAAAAAAGCACGAAACAGAAAAGGCCATTCTTGTACAGAATCTAAAACAAAAAGATGTATGGATTCCTAAAAGTCAAATAGAAATAGATAGCGAAGACGAAGAAACAAGTATGATAGACATTCAAATCCCTGAATGGTTAGCGATCGACAAAGAATTATTATAGAAAGGACAAAAGTATGAGTGCAGAAGTAATTTCCCTCCGGAAAACAACGGAGGAGCTTATTGAGCAACCTACGCAGATGAAGCCTGATTGGCTTTGCTTCAAGAATGAAGGTGAGATTGATGTCCGCAGCATCAAAACTCTCGGCATAAGTGTTAAGGAAGGCTCTAATCCTATAGGCTTTTTCGGGACAGGATTGAAATATGCTATCTCAATTCTTCTTCGAGAAGGCTGTGAGGTTATTATTTATTCAGGTGAATCGTCCCTTCATTTTGAGAAGAAAAAGATATCTGTTCGTGGTTCTGAATTTGATGTTGTTTGCATGAATGGCGAAGAGTTGAGTTTCACAACTGAGCTTGGGAAGACTTGGGAATTGTGGAAAGCCTATCGTGAATTGTTTTGTAATTGCAAGGATGAGACAGGACAAGTTTCAATTGAAGGCAATGTCTCTGGAGGCCAGCAAGGTTATACGACTATTTATGTAAAAGGTCTTATCGATGTTCATAAAAATTCGTCAGAGTATTTTATCAAGACAGAGCCAGCTTTCATCAGCAATGGCATAGAATTTCATCCAAGAACAGCAACAGGAGGAATATTTTACAAAGGCGTAAAAGTCCACACAACAAAGAAACATTGCTTATTCAACTACAATATTCAAACAAACATTGATTTAACAGAAGACAGGACTGCAAAATTTGAGTGGCAAGTTTCAAATAGAATAAGAGATGCAATACTTAAAGCAGACAATGTTAGGTTGTTAGAAAAAATTCTTGTTCAGGATCACCTATCATTTGAAGCGAATCTTGATTACAATTTTTCTTCAGACGCTCCGTCAGAGGAGTTTCTTGAAGTGGCTGGAAGACTTGGCACCTCTGCATTCCCTAATGCTCAACATATTTTCAAGAAGTTTGCTTTGGCAAGAGGAATCACTCAGGATCGACAATTGACGAGCCTTGAGAACAAAATGATGGAGCGTGCCATGGCATTCATAAAGCATCTTGGCTACAATGACAAATATCCTATTGTCGTAACAGACCTTCTAGGGCATGATATTCTTGGCCAAGCAGAAGGTGGAACCATTTATATTTCCACAAGATGCTTCAAATTAGGCACAAAGCAACTCGCAGCAACAATTTATGAAGAATGGGTGCATTTGCAGCATGGCTTGCAAGACGAGTCAAGATCTATGCAGAACTTCTTATTTGATGAAATTATGACAATGCTTGAAGAAAAATTACAGGAGGCTATATGAAAGTCACATTATTAGAATTCACAGGCAAAGGCTCCGCAAATGAGCAATGGCGAGCAGCAGACCTTTTGATCTTCACGAAAAGTACGCGCCTGACCATGTCTCCAGGATTGATGGAAGACATAGCTTCATGGCCTGAAGAGAAAAAGATGGAAGAGCTAAGAAAAATTTCCAGAACAATAAAATCTAGTTGGGAATTCTTGGAAACAACATTTTTGATTGAAGGTGTTACGCGTGCCGTTGCTCAGCAAATGACAAGGACAAGACAAGCGTCGTATGCAATGCAATCTCAGCGAGTAACTGATGCTAGGGAAATTGATGTAACAAACAACATTCCAGAGACATCCTCAAATTGGGCATTGTATAAGAATGCAGCTGACTCCGCAAAAGCATGCTACTCCTCATTGGTTGATGCAGGAGTGCCTATGGAAGATGCAAGGGGAATATTGCCAATGAACACTCATTGCAATCTTGTTGCTAAATATAATTTAAGGACTTTAACAGATCTTGTCAAAGCAAGAAAGTCTATGCGAGCGCAAGGAGAATACAACAACATTGTTGTTGAGATGGAGAGCAGAATTGTTGAAGTTTGGCCTTGGTCTTCAGAGTTTTTTGTTTCTGACAAACAAATTGCAATTGACATTCTTGAAGGAATTGCCAAAAAGATTGGAGTTGTCACTGGCAGTGGAGATGGTTGGGAAATTGCAAAAGCAATTGATTTGATAAGGAAAGATTAATAATTAAACTTTAACAAAAAGGAGAATAAAATGAATATGAATTTTGGAAGTGCATTGCAAGGATTAAAGCAAGGTGCAAAGTTAGCTCGTGCTGGTTGGAATGGCAAAGGAATGTTTATTTATTATGTTCCTGCAAATAGCTATCCTGCTGGGAATAATAAACTAGGAACAATGAAAGGAATTTTTCCTGATGACATGGTGCCATATGGTGCTTATCTTGCCATGAAAACTGCACAGAATAATGTTGTGCCATGGTTAGCTTCACAAACAGATATTTTAGCAGAAGATTGGGAGATTGTATAATGACAACAGACACAAAACAATTCATAAAAGGTTATCGCAACTTATCTCCAGCAGAGGTTGCATTGATCAATGAGTTCAAAGATCTTGGTGAGTTAATTAGTGATAAATTGAAACAACTTGAGCGGTTAGATTATATCGACAAGCGTTGGTTAGCAATAGGAACAACAGATCTTCAAAAGGGAATGATGTCTGTTATTCGAAGCATAGCCAAGCCAGACAATTTTTAATTTTATAATTGAACAGGAGAGGGGACATGGAGATAGGGGAAGCAATTTGTTTAATAAAAAACGGGAAGCGAATAAGAAGAAAGGGATGGAGAAATCCTTCAACTTATATAGCTTTGCAAATTCCAGATGAGAATAGCAAAATGGGATTGCCGTACATTTACATAAAAACTTGCACAGGAAAGCTCTGCCCGTGGACAGTATCGAATCAGGACATGCTTTCTGACGATTGGGAGGAGTTCAATGCCTAGAATAACTCATCCAGCATGGACATTCAGAACTCCACAATGGGTCGTATTTGATCTAGACGGGACTCTTGCAGACATAACGCATCGCCTTTGCTATATATATGCAACAACTCCAGAAGAGAAAAGAGAAGAGCTCTATGGTGAATATGCTCCTGATTGGGACAAATTCAATATGGAATGCAGCAAAGACGAACCAAAAAATGAAATAATCGAACTTCTAAAAATGTGCCAGCATTATGGCAAGTCTATAGCCATCCTCTCCGGAAGGATGGAAACTGCAAAAGAGCGCACCATAGAGTGGCTTCATAATAATGGGATAAAATATGACATATTAGAGATGCGAAGAAGTAAAGATTATAGAAGTGACGTTGAAGTAAAAAGAGAAATGTTTTTTAAGCATTTTAACATTAAGCAAGTTTGGTTTGTAGTTGACGACAGAGACAAAGTTGTGAATCTTTGGAGAGAGCTTGGCTTAACATGCCTTCAGTGCCAGAAGGGAGATTATTGATGTCATTTTATACAGAATTGCGGATAATCGGGGATGATATTTTCTACAAAGGAGTGAAGGTTGCTTCAATTGTAGAATATAGAAATCAAACAGCAGTTGAGAACTTCAAAAGATTCCTGCATAAAGAGACATCAAAGCAAGAGATCAAAATATGCTCTAATTGTGATGAAGAATATCTATATGAAGAATGAGATCCAAATAATAGGAAATAAAGTTTATTATAAGATGGTCTGTGTGGCCATTCTTAATGAGCTTGCTTATAGCAATGAGTTGCTAGAATTCAAAAGGTTATTAACTAAGTTAAACAAAGAAAGGAATGAGCATGAAAGCAATTGATTGCATGATAAAAGCACTAGAGACATTCAAGCAAAGAGCGAATGTTTATGGAGACAGCTATACTCGCCACGGAAAGGTTATGGCAGAATTATTCCCGGAGGGGATAAAATTAGAAAGCATTGACGATTTTAATCGCTTTGGCATTTTAAATATGCAAGTCAGCAAATTAATTCGTTACACTCAGGCATGGGAAGATCGCCACATTGACAGCTCTCATGATCTTGGAGTTTATTGCTTCATGCAAGAGGAGCTAGACAGAGCATTTCATGAGATAAAGAATGACAATTTTCTAGAAAAAGTAATTGATGGATTTAATGCACAGCTAGGAGTTAAAAAATGAAGACTTATATTTTCTTAGACACAGAAACAACAGGATTGACCAAACCAGAGGGATCAAATTTAGCATTACAACCCTACATAACTGAATTGTGCATGATTAAAACAGATGAAGAGCTGAATGTCATTGATCGCTATATAAAAATGTTCAAGGTGCCAGTGGATGTGGAGAAAGTTGCTCCAGGAGACAAGAAATCCACTTTCGAGATAACAGGAATAAGCAATGCTATGCTTGCAGACAAAGATCCTTTTGCAAAAAGTTGGAGAGAGGTGGCTGACTTTACTCTTGGCACGACACGCTTCATTGCACACAATGCCACCTACGATCGAGACTGTCTTCGCTATGAGCTGACAAGATTAGGAAAACAATTTCAATTTCCGTGGCCTCCGGAGATTATTTGTACTGTAGAGCGCACCATACACTATAAAGGCTATCGACTCAATCTTTCAGCTTTGCATGAATACTTTTTTGGAGTTAAATTCGATGGTGCACATCGTGCTGAGCAAGATGTCGAGGCTTTGATTAAGTGTTATAAAGCCATAAGAGAGAAGGCAAATAAGGAGAAAGAAAATGGCGGAGATAATAAAGCTTGACATAGAATTTCAAGGAGACATTTCTGCTTCTGAGATGCTAAGAAATATAGCTGAAAATGATCCTGTTCATGCTTTCGTAATAGTTTGGCCAAAGGATGGAAAATTACCAACTTATCACTCTTCAACTAAGGACATTGCTGTTGTTCTTATGAGATGTCAACAATTTATCCACAAGTGCTTTGATGGCACATTCATGCAAGAATATGATTAACTTAAAGTGCAGAACTGAATATTCTTTCCGCTTCGCTTATGGCACTCCTGAGCAGGTGCTTGATCGTGGAGGATTTGGCATATGTGACCGCAATGGCACATGGGGTCATGTTCAGTTCGCTAAAGCAGCAAAGAAGAAAGGCATCAAGCCTATTTTCGGGGTTGAACTTGGTGTTGTTAAAGATGCAACAGCCAAAGAGAAGCAGCCAGCAAACTGGATGTCATTCTTAGCAAAAAACAACAAAGGATTGCAGGAGATTTATGAGCTCACAACAAAAGCTACGGACAACTTTTATTATATTCCTAGGATTGATTATAGTGATATCATGGATGTGTCTGATAATGTTGCTGTCCTCTCTGGTGCTATGCCAGTTCTTGGTCTGTTGCCAAGAAAGCGCAATAATATTTATATCGAACTTTCTCCAGTATCAGATCCAAGGCTGTTAAAATTTGCTAAAGAAAAAGGCTATAAAGTTATAGCTTGCTCAGACAATTATTATCCATCAACAGAAGATAGGCCAGCTTATGAAATTGTTGCTAGTTCAAATAAGGACAATAGAACCACACCATGCCACATTATTGATGAGTGGGAGTGGAGAGATACGCTGCCGTGGGCTCCTGAGGAGGCTTTGGTGGAATCTGAAAGGCTTTATTCTGAATGTAATGCTGATCTTCCGACAGCCGAAATGGTTCATTTTAGATCCGATTCAACACTCTTGGAGCTGTGCGTGGCTGGTGCGGCACGACGGAGATGCAGACTTGATAATCCAGAGTATGCGACAAGACTCAAGAGGGAATTGGAACTAATTCAGCAAAAGAAATTTGAGGATTATTTTTATGTTATCGCAGATCTGGTTAACTATGCTAAGCAGCACATGCTCGTTGGTCCTGCTCGTGGTTCGAGCTGTGGATCTCTTGTTTGTTATCTTTTGGGCATTACTGATATTGATCCTATTCCCTACGACTTGCTTTTCGAACGCTTTATTGATATCAATCGTGAGGATCTCCCTGATATCGATATCGACTTCCAGGACGATCGTAGAGAAATGGTTTTCGATTACCTACGGCAAAAATATGGAGCTGACAAAGTCGCTAGACTTGGGACTGTTATGCGGTATAAGGCGAAATCAGCAATTGATGATGTCTCTAGAGAACTTTCTATCCCGACTTGGGAAGTAAAAGATGTAAAAGAAGCAATGATTGAGCGCAGCTCAGGAGACAGCCGTGCTCAATTTTGCATCCTTGACACCTTTGAGTCTCTGGAGATAGGAAGAAAGACCCTTGAAAAATTTCCTGAGCTAGCAATATCAGCAAAGTTGGAAGGTCATGCGCGTCAAAGTGGTCAGCATGCTGCTGGAGTGCTCGTGACAGACAAACCTGTATCGCATTATTGCTCCGTTGACCGGAGAACTGGCAGCGCAATGATTGACAAGAAGGATGCAGAAGACCTAAATATGCTTAAGATTGACGCATTGGGTCTGCGAACACTTTCTGTTATTCAGGACTGCCTAGATCAGATAGGATGGACAAGAGATCAGTTGTTATATCATCCCATGGATGATGAAAAGGCTTTCGAAGTTTTAATGAAAGGCAGATTCTCAGGAATATTCCAGTTTGAAGGCTTTGCTCTTCAGAATATATGTCGGCAAATGCCGATTAAACGCTTTGAAGACATAGCAGCCATAACAGCCCTAGCTCGTCCTGGTCCACTCACCTCTGGTGGCACCTCTGAGTATGTAAAGCGGCACAATGGAGAAAAAGAGGTCAAATATATCCACCCTCTTATGGAAGAATACACGAAAGACACTCATGGCATAGTTGTCTATCAGGAGACAGTGATGCAAGTTGTAAGGAATGTAGGAAAGTTGTCTTGGGAAGACACATCAACCTTACGCAAAGCTATGTCCAAAAGCTTCGGCAAAGAATATTTTGACAAATTTAAAGATCGATTCGTTATTGGCGCAAAAGAGAATGGCATAGAAGAAAAAGATGCAACAGAGATATGGGACACTGTTAATACTATGGGCTCATGGAGTTTTAATAAAAGCCATGCCATAGCTTATGGGCTCGTTTCCTACTGGTGCTGCGTTCTTAAGGCTCGTTTTCCTTTAGAATTCGCAGCAGCATGCCTCCGAAGCAGCAAAGATGAAGAGCAGGTTAAGACGCTTATTCGCGAACTTTCAAGAGAGGGTTACAATTATAAAATATTTGACAAAGACATCTCAAAAAAGAACTGGTCTGTGCAGGACGGCAAGTTGATCGGAGGACTGATCAATATAAAAGGCTGTGGCGAGAAGATGGCAGATGACATAATCAAGCGCAAAGCCTCTGGAGTGCCATTAACAGCAAGGCAACAGAAATTAATTGATGCGCCTGAGACTCCTTACGATAATATATTTGAGGCACATGATCTGTTCGGAGACATGTATGAGAATCCTGAAAAGTATAAGATAACAATGCCTTTGACCGAGATAAGAGATGTTACAGACACAGTTGATGGAGAGTATGTGATCTTAGGAAAGCTAATGACCAAGAACTTAAGAGATCTTAATGAGGTTATAAACGTTCAAAAGCGTGGTGGCAGAATTCTTGATAACCACACCGAAATGCTCAACTTCACAATATCTGATGACACAGGACAACTGCGTTGCAACATAGGGCGCTATGACTATCCAAGAATAGGCAAGTTGATAGTTGAAGAAGGAAAAATAGGTGACTGGTATATATTTCGAGGAAGTGTCAGAAAAGGCTTCATGTCATTGAATGTAAAGAAATGGAGAAAATTATCATTTCCAGAAAAGCAAAAATAAGGCATAATAAAATAACTAGAAAGGACAAAATATGAGTGGATTGAGTGTTAAGCTATGGAAAGACAAGGCATTCCTGAATGGTGAATTCCAGGAGCTAAGAAGAGTCTCCTTAGAACTTCCTGGATATAAAAAATTCGTCAATGACTCTCTTCTATTCGAGACGTCAGGAAAAAATATAGAATATCTTCTAGAGAAAAGCAATATTGAATGGTCAGGTGAGGCTGCAGAGATAGCCAATAAGCACAGAGCTCGGCTAGAGAACGAATCAAAAATGAAAGAGCAGAAGGGTGCAGAGGTCTCATCCAGCCATTTCAAATTTAAAACTGAACCATTCAGTCATCAACTCAAAGCATTTGAGTTAAGCAAAGATGCAGAATATTATGGCTATCTCATGGAGATGGGCACAGGCAAAACAAAGGTCATAATAGACAATGCTGCTTATCTTTATGAAAAAGGCGAGATAGATGGACTGATGATAGTTGCCCCGAACGGAGTTCATGCTCAGTGGGTTAATGAACAGATTCCAACCCATATGCCTGACTGGGTGCGATATAGCTCTGCGACATACAGAGCTTCAGAAAAAGCTGCCATGAAACAAGTTGATAATTTGATGAACTCTGCAACTCCAGAGTTGAAAATAATATCATTAAATATTGAGTCTTTTAATAATGCCAAAGGGCTTTCTTATATAAATAAGTTTTTAAAAAAATTCAAAACGATGCTGGTTCTTGATGAAAGCACAAGGATAAAATCCCCGTCAGCAGGAAGAACAAAAAATGCTTTAAAGTGTGCAGAGCTAGCTAAATATAGAAGAATCATGTCCGGAGCACCAATTACAAAAGGCTATGAAGATCTTTATACGCAACTGAAATTTCTGCATCCTGATGTTCTTGGATTCAATTCATTTTACACTTTTAGGAATTACCATTGCGACATGGGAGGCTTTGAAGGAAAGCAAATTGTCGGCTACAGGCCAAATGCAATAAAAGAGCTTGAAAGAAAGATGGAAGCATACACTTTGCGAGTTACAAAAAAAGAATGTTTGGATCTACCAGAAAAAATATATACAAAACGATACATTTCATTAACAGACAAACAAAAAGAATTATACAATAATGTAAAAAAAGAATTAGCAATAGACCTAAGAGCAATAAAGCAGCTGAAAGAAAATGAAGGAGATAAAAAAGTAGACACCGCTCTAATGTCAGCAATGACAAAGATGTTAAGAATGCAGCAGATAGTCTGTGGACACTTTGTCATTCAAGATGAAGAGTCCTCTGAAAAGAAAGAGCTAATAGACATAGAGAGCAATCGCATTGACGCTCTAATTGAATGCATCAATGAAGCGCAAGGAAAAGTCATTGTGTGGTCAAGATTTGTGACAGACATCCACAAAATATCAAAAGAGTTAAACAAAAATAAAATAGGATTCAGAACTTATCATGGTGAAGTGAACTCTAAAGACAGAGAGTCTGCCATAAATGACTTCAGAAATGATCAAGAAACAAAAGTTTTCCTCGCCCAACCAGCCTCCGGAGGAACAGGATTAAATCTGGCTGTTGCAAGTGTTGTAATTTATTTCAGCAATGATTTTAATGCAGACACAAGATGGCAGTCAGAAGACAGAGCTCATAGAATAGGTCAGAAAAATAATGTTACCTATATAGATCTGGTAGCAGAGAGGACTATAGACAATGTTATTTTGGAATCTTTACGTAGCAAGAAGAATCTTGCTGATGCACTACTTGATGATCCACGCCTTCTTGTCTCCGAGGACGATGCAAATGAATAAAATTATTGGAGTTATAGGGAAAAGATACTGCCTATTCAGAAAGGACGGCGAATGCGTTCTTTTTGACAAAAAAGAGAACTGCTTTGTTGATGATTCTATGATAGACAAAAACACTGCAGAGCTTGTGTTGGAATTTCAAACGGAGGAGGCTTTAGATGCAGCCTCAAGACTATGAACAGGAGATGATAGAATCAATAAGAGATGCAATAGAACGTGCCAAAGAAAGACAACCTATACGAGCTGACGTATATTTAAAACACATAAATTATTATGCAAATAAGCTTATTGATGCACACAGAACTCAAGAAGAGCTGAAAAGCATCAAGTCAGAGATAGATTACTTAAAACAGTCATATCTTGAGCTTATTTTCAAATTTCATAATAGGGGGAGATTATGAATCGGAGAATAGTTCACCAGAGGAAGCCTTTTACGCCTGAAGAAGAATATAGAATAAGTCAATACAAGATTGAAGGATACACTTGTTTAGAGATAGCAGAATTGATGGATCGCTCTCTTGCATCAATAAAAGGAAAAATGCAGAGAATGCACACTTATGGCAATATAACTGACAGAAAAGAGAAAAGAGACAGGAAAAAGAGCCTTCCAAGAAGATTGCCTGTAGACATGATAAGTCCTATGTCTGGCATAACAGAGTTCTGGGAGGATGCCTTAAGATTGTGCAATGTTGAGATAAAAACATTTAATGGTCAGCGTGCATTATTTATAGGTAGCAAGCCTGTTTCTATTTTCACAATACTTTCTATGGCAAATAAATCAAAAATATTTAAAGACAAAAGACACATCAGCTGACAAAGAGTTCATATTCTGCCTGTCTGCGCCTTACAAGGCCAGCAAGAACTCTGCCGCCAGCCCTTGTCCACTTCATAAACTGCTCCGCAGCCCCTTCATAATCGCCACGGTTTAACTTCTGGCGTAGAGTTGAGCGTTGCAATGCCCCGCCGCCAAGATTGAATGCAAAGCTCACCAGAGCATCAAATTGCCCTTGGGATAGAGGAACCCTAACTAATCGCAATACACTGCGCTCAAACCGCACTAAATCAGCCCTTAACAGATCGTCAGCATCATCTTCAGTTATCACATCTCCCTTATTCACGCCTCCGGTGTGTCCGTAGCCAATAGTCCATACCCCCGCTGGGCAAAGGTACGCCTTCAGTCGGCAACCCTCAAATTGCTTTATTAAGTCTATGCCATCGTCTGACACATTCATCTCTTAACTCTGCTACCAAACCAGAAACCAAACACAGCGCCAAGCAGCGCTTCATCAAAAACAGTCCATATAGCTAGAATCGGTAAAACCCACGTTGTGTTGCTGGCAAGAGCCACGCAAATAGCTGCTATCTTTACCGCAGCATACAGAGAGAACATAAGATAAGTAATTGTCGGCCTGACGCTGGCTGAGTAAATCGACATTATTTTCCCGGAAAGCTCTAATTCTTTTCGATATGATTCTTGAATAGCATTCATTTGTGTGGCGTAAGATTGCTCGGCAACCTCATCAAATTTGGCATTGATTCCCTTTTCCTGCATTGTCATTTGCAGATTCATAACAGCAAGCTCATGCTCTTTATCGCGCTTATCCTGTAACAGCTTCAATCCATCAGGAATGAAAGAACCAAGGAAGCTGAGTGCTGCGGTGATGAGAGTTATCATAGTCCTGCTCCTTTAAGCATCAGAAATATAAGCAAAGTGCCAGAAATCGCTTCACCAACCATCACTGCGTATCTGCCAAAAAAGCTGCCTATCCAATAGCACACGCCCAAAGAAAGTGTGCCAAGCCACCATAGCAATGCATGCGGATTGGATGCAGTAAAAAGAAGAAAAGCTGGCAAAGTGTAGCCACCCCTAACTCCAAGCATGATAGTTGTCCTTAAATCATTTCTGCGCGCCACATATGCAGGCTCTCCATCAACAATCGGGACAAAATATAATCCTATTTTTAGCACCCACCAGTGCCACTTCTCTGGCCAATATTTCTTATCAACAAATGCCCATTTATATACCGCCCAATGAACATACCCTGCCAATGCAGCCAACGCAGCATACCAGCCTCCATTTTCCCAGACAACAATTGCAGGGACTACGCAGCGGAAGAAAAGAGTTATCAGCCGTCCACCAGGAACATCTGTGTCTTCCTCAATGCCAAACAGGTCTTTCCATCGTCCTGCGATGACATTAGAGATCAGACACAAAAGGAAAGAGGAGATCATAATGCTATCCAAGCTCCAAGAACTACGCCTGCAGCACAGGCAGAGCATATAAGAATAAAATCAATTGCAGCATCTTTGGTTCTGTGCTTGTATTCTTTTCCAGAAGAACAAGGCTCTTTTGCAACATCAATGCTGTTAATGACTGTCCAGAGCGTGCTAAGATCTTTTGACAAACTTACAATTTTTGTAGACAATTTATTTATATCAGACTTAAGGCCACGAATCTGATTGGCTTGTTTAGAATTTGTATTCTTTCTAATCTGCTTCATGCCATCCTCCTGATGTTATTTCTTATCTTGCTTTGTGTCAAGCTTATCGTTGATTCTTATAAACCACTGATTCATATCGTCTCGGAATTTCATCATCTCTTGCCTTTGAATTAAAGCAGTGGTGGCTATGTTGGATGCCAGCTCATCTTCTTTCTTCTTTCTCTCTTCGTCAATTTTTTGTATGACAGCATCTTGCCTTCTTGACTCATTCTGAAGAGCAACTATGTCATACTTCATAGAGTAATATATGCCTATAGCGACAATAAAAAAAGCAAGAGCATTTATAAGATGTCCTGCATGCACAGTTGGATCGAATGATAGAACTTTTCCTTTTTTCCTTCTATCAACTTCAGGATAAGTTGTCTTTCTCATCATTCACCCTTCTTCTTATAAATTTTAACTTTTAATGGACCTCTCGGCGGCTGAATTTTTCCATCTTCAACCATTCTGTTTACTTGTTCTGTTTCTTTGCGAATTTTCGCTCTTTTAACAGGATCAATTAAATACTCTGCCAGACCATCTGTTTCTATTGCTTTGGCAATTATAGAGTCTGGAAGCTTTTTGAGAATGTTTAGTATGTCTGTGCGTTGAGCAGTTTGAGAGCCTGACTTTGTTGCACTCCAGTCAATAAGCCTATTCAAAGCAGCAGCAGTGTCAATTATGTCTGTCTTTATTGCTTTGTCGCCAAATATTGCATTAAGTTTGTGATCATTAGGAAGAGACTTAACAAATTCTGCTTTAGGAAATGCTTTGGTGCCTCCTGCATCACGTTGCCCTTTACCTTCCATAGCTTTTATTAATGCTTGCTCAACAATATAGCGACGCACCATATTTGAAACTTCAGGATGGCTTTCATCAAGGAATTTAAATGTCCTTCCTATCTCTGTCGGCTCCATAGAATTTATTCTTTGAGCTATTTTCTCCGGAGAAACGATTAAATTGCCATCAGAGTCTCTGGCAGCTTCGCCAACCATCTTGCCTATGGTTGTTTTTTCGATGTCTGCTATCTTATTGCTGAAATCTTTGAAGTTGTTTCTTGCAACAGACAGCATTGCTGCTTTTTGAGGATCACCTTTAGGATTGGTTATTTCAGCATCAAGATCCTTCAAAAGTGCATCATAAAGCCTAGCATACACTCTCCGCTGAGCAGCAGTCTTTGCATCTTCAAATGCGCCTCCTGGACGACGTGCAGCAGCAGAAAAATCAGACAAGCCATTGCCTAACTCTTCCATGGTTATGGTGTCTGCCATTTTATTGCCTTTTTTTGTATCAACAGACAACTTATCTAGCAGCTTTGAGGCAAGTGCTCCACCTTCTTCTTTGCTTGGAGTTAATAATCTTGCGGAGCCTTCGTCTTTGAGCTCTTGTAATGTTCTAAAAAGATTATTTGACTGGATGTACTTTCCTGCCTCTCCTGCCCCTTCATAAGCTGTGCCAAAGTCAAGCTTAGCTTGCTCACGACGAGTTTTAATAAGACTACCAATAGTGTTGTTATAGGCAGAGGAAATATTAACACCAACATCTGTTGACGAAGTTGGCTTATCATATATTTTATCCAATACATTATTGAACCTATTTATTATTGCGTCAGTTTTCTTTATATTATTTTCAGTGAATCTCTCGCTCCAACGAGCAGAATTTGCTAAAGCGTCTTCAAGGCCTCTGAATCGTGGTTGTCCTGTCAACTCACCAGCTGTCATGTCTATGCCAAATTTGCTGGCAAGACGTTGACCTTCGATTGCTTCAGGAGACTCGAGAGCCTCTTTAAGACCTTTTGACCCAGTTATTGGATTTGTTGAGTCGATTATTTTTTCAACTATTGGGCGAGTGGTAGCTTTTATCACATAAGAAGACGACTCGATAGGATTTAAAAATGGATATGCAATTTTTTGCGCTACAGGCTTTGCTATTTCAACAGCGCCCTTAGTTATCGGGGACATCTCAAGTAAGTTTGCTTTTGGTCCAAATGAGCCATCCTTTATCATTTTAGCACCACCAAGAGCTGTTCCTCCAGCCAATTGTGCCAGTGCTATGGTGGAAGGGTCTGCTCCTGTTGCTTTTTCAATTGCAGGATTTACCCACTCATTGAGAGCAGTAGTCAGAATGTTAAATTCAGGAATGACGCCAGAAAGAGTAGAAAGAAATTTTCCTCCAGGATTATTTTCCATTGATTCAAGAAATGCTCTTTGAAGATCAATGCGTGTCCATGTGCCGTCTTGATATTTTTTTCTAAACTCTGCCAGAGCAGGCATTGCTTTCTCATCTAATGGATCCTTATAGTCCATCGTAGCAAAATCTTTTGCACTCTGAACTCCGTGCTTGAATGTCTCTACAAAAGGATTTCCTTTTTCCTGCTCTTGCTGAGGCTGCGCAGTCTGCTCTTGTGCACGACGCTTTCTTGCTTGTGCAAGGAGCAGCAACTCCTGTTCTGATTGAGAGAATGAAGGCTCTGCAACAACAGAATCTTGCGGCATATCAATCATTGTTTGAGGCTCTGCAGCAGCATATTGCTTAGGCAACATTCCTTTGACTTTTGCTATATAGTCTCGCGTCTCTCTTGGCATTTTGTCCATGCCATATTTAGCCATATTTCCGCTGCCCCAATTATAGCCAGCAAGAACTTTATCAAGATCTCCCCCAAACTGTTTGTGCAAGTCTGTCAGCATCGCTGCTGCGCCTTTTAAGGACTGATTGACATCTGTTGGGTCTATGCCATAAGCTTCAGCAGTCTTTGGTTGAAACTGCATAAGTCCGATTGAAGGCTCGCCTGTAGCAGTGTTGCGATTTATTGCATTAGGATTTCCTCCACTTTCTGCTTGCATAATAGCAGCAAGAAGTCCAGGAGGAAGATCCTTATATTCAGACTCAAGGCTCTGAATTATCGAATCCATTTATTCTGCTCCTCGGCTTTTCTTTATAATTGCTCTCTCATCTTCGGTCAAATATTTCCAATCTTCTGGATCAATTCCTTGAGGAACATCAGCTGCACCTTCATCAGAACCATCCCCGCTAAAATAAGTCTTCCAGTCTTTGCGATTTTTATTTAATCCAAAGTCCTCATCTGAGAATATCGGATTGTCATTTGTATATTTCTTCCATGCTGCATCTGCACCACGTAAATGGCCATTTGCGGAGAGGTATGCTTCTAGGAAGTCAGCTTTGTCTATTTGGCTTTGTTTGCTTAAAATATAAGCGTCTGCTATATTTTTATTGACTTCATAGTCTTTGCTTGTGCCAACTGTAGCTTTCTGGAACATGCGTGCGTCAAAGTCAGAAGTTGATCCTGATCCTGGAGTGCGCATCTGTGGCACCAGTTCACTTGCTATTGAGTCCATTTCCTGAAGACCTTCAGAGAAAGTTGGCACATAATCAGCTATTGGTCCAGTGCCTATTAAATTATTTTTTGCTTCTTCATTCAGTTGTGCGAATCTTTTCATTCTTCCTATTGCAGAGACAGACTCATTGGCATCATTGCGATACTTGTCTAATTGCTTCTCATAATTCATTCGGAGTTGCCTTTTTCCTACATTGTCCAAATTTTCATAAGGATTTGTAGCACTATATATAGGAACACCTAATTCTTTAGCAACCTTAGGATCTGCTGTCAGATGTGCTGGCTTTTCTTTTGCTATGCTTTGTAGTAATGCAAGCTGCCTTAGCTTGGCCATGTCGTCTTTATAGTCAGCATTTGATGCTGCATTCAGATAATTTATTTCATTTTCACGATCTTGATTCATAAGATCAAGAGCAGTCTTATTTTGGCTTAAAAAAGTTTTTGCTTGCTCCTGCTCAGACTGCAGTTGTTGATTGTAAAGATCAATCTCTCCTTTGGCTTTTCCTCCAAAGAATTTTCCTGCCGCTCGAACTGTAGGATTAGCGCTGTCTGATAGAGCTGCTGCTCCACCTAATGCTGCTGGCATGTCAACGAATGGCGGGTCTCTGTATTGCTGAGCTTGAATTAAAAGCTTATAAGCATTCATCAATGCTTCCTTTTTCTCCGACACCTCTTTAGGAGATACGTAAGAATCAGAAGCACGTTGCTTCATGACCTCTGATAATGGTGCACCTTGATATTCTGTCATTGTGTTGGCCGTTGCCCCCATTGTGCTAAAAGATTCGATATATTGCTTAGCGGAGATGCAGAGGAGGCGGCTCCAACAGCAGCAGGATTTGCTGCAGAATAAGAAGTTGAAGTTGTTCCAAGATTTGCCCCATATCCTCGCAGGATGCTATTCAACGTTTCAAGCTGCTTTAAAGGATAATTAGTTTGATTCTCGAAATCTTTGGTTGCAAGATCAAGATTGGCTTGATTTTGACCTTGCTCAATTATTCCCATTTTCATCAGCTCTTCAAGCTGTGCACGATTCTCATTGCCTGTAATCTGACCAAGAGCTCCTAAAGACTGTCCTGAAGTAAGTTGCCTTCCCAGAGCAGACTGATAGCTGTCCATAGCATTCTTTTGTGCAGACTCAAGCGCCTGAGCTTGCTGGCCAAGAACAGACTCATTTGTGTCGCGAAGTGCACGCAAGGTGAAATCAGCATTGCGGCTGCTACCAAACTGTCCTGATTTAATAAATGTATCATTGACTGCAGGAAGAAGATTCTCGGAAAGGTTTCTTCCTCCAAGTTCAGCGATGCGATTAACCACATTGTCTGTATATGGAGACATAAATTTATTCATGTCTGCTTCATTAAACAGCTCTCCGCCAGCAGTTATATTGGCTTTCGAAGCGTCAAATGTCGAATTGACTCCAGGAATGTACGCTCCAGCATTGTTTATGGCATTCTTCTGATTGCCTGACAGCTCTGCAATCCTTGGACCAGAATAGGTTTGATAAGGCTGGCCTGTTACTTGACTGGCTTTTGCTATCAAAGCTTGAGAGGCTGCTTGCCACCAGTCAGGCGATTGTGTATTAGTCCAACTTGGTGAAGTCCATACACTTGGAGCTCCATTGCTAAATAGAAAATCTGCGGTGCTCATGCGGGTGTCCTCATATATTGTAATGGGCTTTTAGCTTTTGGAGGCAAAGATCCCTTTTTCATTGCAGGAGCCTTGTGCTTCCTTACATTCTTGAGCAATTGATCTAGAGCTTTTGCTCCAGCATCATTATTGCCATCTCCTAGAGAAGCAACTATGTCTGCAGGAATAACATACTCCCCGACAGACAATTTTGCAGGAACAGTGTCGTCTTGTCCCCCAATTCCTGCTAATTTAGAAGGAGCTCTTCCGCCTTTTGCAAGTTGTGCAACAGGAGAGGACTCAATTTGGTCAAAAAATCTTTCCTCTGGTCTAGACCCATAACTATAATAATCAATTTGTGGCCTGGTTTGATTTCTCTGCAGAGGAGGAGTATTTAGTCCTGCAAGAAATCTTTGAGTCTTTTCTTCTTCCTTGGCTTTATCTGCTTGCATCTGAGCCAATATCTGCTGTTGAGTTAGCATCCCTTGAGGCTCTTTATTGCCTATGGCTGCTATAATGTTGCCAAGGCTTGCAAGATCTGTTATTGAAGGATTTGAAAATTTATCTTTCAGCGTACTTAATATCCCACCAGAGGTCTGTGTCCCGGAAGATGCAGCCTTTGCTGAATTTAAAAATGATTGATCTGCTGCAGTCAATGGAGAGGATGCTGCTGATCCTGCTTTGGAAGCAGCATTTGTGGCTGCATTACCTGCAGAAGAAGCTCCAGAAGCTCCAGACGAGCCAAATATGTCATTGAAGCCTGAACTTATGCTGTTCCCAACAGAACTTGCTATAGATCGGAGAGGTGACATGGCAGAATAAAGGCCTGTGTTAAGGCTGTCAATCAGTCCTATGCCAGAGGCTCCAGGAGCAGCACCAAGGACGCCTGCACCAAGACCTCCACCTAAAGCGCCAAGGAGAGCACCTTTTATGCCTCCCCCACTAAGTGCACCACCAACACCACCAAGTGCTGCTGCGCCCAATGGACCAATTCCTGGAATGAAAGAAGCAGCAACAGGCAGAGCTATGCTTGCTATTCTTTTAAATGCTTTACTCATACTTCCCTCACATATATTGTTCCTGAGTCTTTAAGTTCAGGCACTAGTCTTGCAAACCCTTTTCTTGCAGTGCAGACATAATGTTTGCACCCATTGGCTCTTGCCCATTCACGCATTTTTTGATCCATTGCATGAACCCATGTCTTAACTCCGTCCCCACAAAGCCAGAATATATTTATTATATTTTTCCCTGGAGAGGCTTCTCCAAAATTCGTGAAAAAGCAGCCTTTCAATTCGTCTTCTTCCATCAATATCCACAATTGATATAAACCTTGTCTGCAAAGCTCTTTTGCTTCATCAAGAGAGGCTAGCTCCTCTCCTCCAATGTCTGGATTTTCTAAAAAGTGAATGCATTTTGGCCACATGTCTTCGACCATAAATGGCTCTACCATTATGCAGTAACTTTCAGATTGCTTTTCAAGAATTTGCATAAATTACCTTGCCATTGTTCCGTATACCATTATCGCCCATTTTCGCCAATTAGGAAAGTTCTCTGTTGTTGGAACAGACTTATTTGAAAAAGTTGGAAGGCTTGCAACATAATTGCCCCATGCTCGCCAGTCTTCTTTGTCTCTGCCAAGAGGGATGTCATCTCTACTATTAAAATCAACAAGAAGAGACTCAACAAATTGCGCAAAATTATCTGCTCCAGCAGGATTTATCATTGTCTTCCATCTCCTATAATTATGTCCATCATAGGCTGACCTAATTGATAGTCTCCTCCTGCAACATTGCTTGTGAATCGGAGCTTCATCTGTCTACGCTGTTCTTTTAGATCAATTTTTTGAGTGTCAGGTGAGAAATAATAAGGATCAGATTCTGTTTCTGTAGAAGATTTTGCATAAGGCTTTCCTGTTACAATCAGAGACATCTCTCCTGTTTGAACGAAATCTGGCTCTACTCGCATCAATTGCACCCAACGATCAAGCCCAACAAATTCCTGTCCTGCCATTATATTATCATTGTATGATATATTTGCAGTTTCAAAATAAGAATCAATTGCATAAGAATTTATTCCCTCGATCCTGTCTGTCCCGAACTCATGCATCCAAAGAGAATATTTTCCAACAGAATTCGCATCAAGGCCAAACATCAATGGATAAGGGAAAAATGCACTATACTCTCCGGAGCTTCTTGCAGACTGACCGCCAGCCCATGCAGTGTCATACCATGTGTTCTCTTTTATGTTGTAAATAATAACGTCTGTGCACTCTGTTGCATTGCCTTTAGGCCAGAACCACCAAATTTCATTATATCTAGGATTTTTGATCCCCCACACCTTCTGGCGATATTGCTTATTTAAATTGTCATAAAAATAATTAAGATTCATATCATTCGGCAGATCTTCTATTACGCCTGCAAATGTCTTAAATCCATTCATGTCTGGCCAAAAATATCTTCCATTGTATTCAACCACTGCAGAAGTTGACAGCAAAGAGGTGTCCCCGATATAATCAAAGCCAAATACAGTAGAGCCTCCAGTGAAATAAACACGATAAAGCTCATCAAGAGACCATATAAGGCCAGAAGGAGAATAGCCGCTGCCTCCTCTCGTCCTTACGCCTTTTATTAGCTTGTTCGGAGCCACTCGTGCAGAGCCACTTCCTGCACCAGCAAAGCTCATTGTGTTCGGAGGAGTCCAGAGAACATAGCCATCATTGTCTAATCCTAAAAGATAAGGTGTAAGGCAGAATACTCCGCCAGAGACAGAAGTCCCTATTGAGGTCAGAGCTCCTGTTCCATTCTCATCACCATAATAAATAGGAGTCTGAACTGTAGAATTTATAGCTGAGAGATTCTGGCCAGCATGAGCGATAACTCTCTTTGCGGAGCCGCCTGCATCATAAAGGCCATCAAATTGCCACACATTGTCAGAACTAGAGGCAAAACCTGCAGGAGTCCTTGTTACTATGCCTGCACCAGCACCAGTATTGTCTATGACGACCATTTCAAGTTCAGAAGCAGATCCTCCATAAACATAGTTGTAGCCATTTGCTCCGTCAACATGACTTCCTCTTACTGGTCCAGAGAAGCTGTCAAGGATTAGACGATAACCTCCTATTTTGCGAGGCTTTCCTCTTTGGAATCGACACCATTTGGCATCAGAGTAATAATTGCTCTCAAACTCTGTGCCATCACGCTTGATGCCAGCTTGTGAACTTATTGGAAATAAACCTTCTATATTTGGCACAGCATTCTTCCAATTTTGATTAAAGTGTCTGCCTTATTGCACTTATTTCAGATTCTTTCTG